ACCAACATACTTGGCGAACTCCTGCTCAAACTGCTTGGTTTGGTCTTTCAACTCACCCTTCATCACCTTTGTGACTGCTTCAATCTCTTCTCTGCCTATTGTTGGTTTAGTGAAGGGTATGTCCATTTTGTCCCTATCTAAAGCAATTATTTTATGCGTATGCCAACCGCCAGTCCCTTTGAACTCTGGATAGAATGCCTCACCTTCTTTGAGCTCATCAATTGTTGTTATCATTTTATTAGCTTCACATTCTTTATAGACACTTTTTTACTTTGTTTTTCATTATTTCTCCTTATGAGTTTAAGGGGGCAGTTTCCCACCCCCTAGGATTAACAAAGGTCGTCGTCGACCACTGTTTTTGTAAGTTCACGATTCAAAATCTCCAAATCCCTCCAGTACTCGTGAGGATACTGTGAGATCGCTGCTCTAATGTCCTTCGGTAAGCACTTGCCGCCGTAACCACGTCCACCCTGGTGGAAGATTTCCCAACCCCAGGAAGGAACGTTCTTGTGAAGTAAAGCCCCTTTGACGGCTTCTTGGTAAACTTCGTCATCGTATCCCTGAGCCCTGACCCAGTCGTACAAAGAGTTCGCCAAAATAACTTGGGAGCAACCCCAGATGTTGGCGAAGTACTTAGCAAACTCAGCTGCTGCCCTTGAACAGGACTTGAATGTCCCAGCATTTGGCAAAGCTTTCAAAGCCAAGTCGATATGGGTGATCTTCACTCCATTTCCAATACCGAAAATGTACGATGTAGGGCTTGCCATGTCTTCTTCCATCGTTTCCTCAAAGCCATACTCCGGCACAAACATCAAAGGAATGTTGATCTTTTCCGCAATCCTATCTGATGTGCCTGGTAGCACAGTTGACCGCAAGATAATAAGTTTGGCCTTCTTAACCCTGCTGATTGCCTGCTCTACCTGCGTTTGATCATGCTTGCCGTCAATAGTTTCGGTTGGCACACAAATTACGACCACGCCAGCTTCAATGGGTTCTTCGCCTGGCCCAAGAGCCTTAACTCCCATAGCCTTCGCAAGAGCCTTCCCAACGGTCCCGTCACCGATAACGATGTTCATCTTACCTCTCCTTCTGTCGCAACATTACTTCAATGTTTTTGACAGTCTGTTTTATACCGATCACAACATGTCCCTTGTGGTAGGACAAAGCTGGGCCATCGTAGTCAATCTGCAGTAATGGCGCGAGAAAGACTGGCTCGATATCGCTTTTCTTAACCACCTTCTCGCTGAACGTACTTCCGTTTTCCCACGCAGTCATGGCTTGGTCATACCCTACTAACCCGACTTCTCTAGCAATCTTTATGAGCATAGGAGCAATAACATACCCTACACCTCGCGCCTTGCGAAAAACCCTCAATATTCTTTTTATCTCCTCGAACGATTGTATTTTCATACGTTTTTTAATTACTTATGTTTTTATTACTCACGAATGTTATCCACCCCATATTTATTTTTTAGTTGTTCCAAATAATAATTTAACCTTGTCCACGATTGGCTCTGTGAAAGTAATGTTGAAATACCGGTCATAGTCGTGCTTCCAAAGATAGTCGTTCTCCCCGGGCTCTTCCACGTGCTCACAAAGAATAATATATTTACCCCACTTACTGATCTTTCTAGCCAATTCATCAAACTGAAGAGGATTGATATGCTGTAAAGCCACCCACGAAAAGACAACATCATACTTTTTCTTCGTATCCCATTTAGTCAGATCAGCACATTCAAACCTTGTCTTAGGGTGATTCTTTTTACAGACGTCTATATTCTTCTGACTAATATCTACCCCTAGATAGTCAAAGTCCTTTAGAAAAGAAGTGAATCTTCCGTCTCCACAACCGATATCTAACACCGACTTTTTACCCTCAAGAAGTCGTTTAATCAAAACGGACCATTCTTTCGGATAACTACCCCCATTAAATTGTGTTTTACTCCAATCGGGCATCGCTAATCTTAGTTGTCTTCACTATCGTCGGGCAGTCGTCGCAGACCTCATAAACGCTGTCCAATATTGCAGCCCCTGGTATTGCAACACAGTCGAGCTCCTCTACAGCGTGCGTATTATCATGGCGGCACTCATTTTCCCAAGTTAACTTCTCCTGTAGTTTTTCTCCAGGTCTAATACCAATCTCTACCACTCCGGCTTCATAACCATCAGGGCTGTCGTAGCCGTGACGCTTCAATACATCTGTCAGTAAGTCCATCAGTCGAACTTCTTTCATCTTTGGAACGATAAACTTCTTACCCTGTATGAACTCGTGCCATATTTGATTAACTGCGTCATAGTCCTCAATAACGTAACGAGTCATTCTCTGATCAGTGATGGTGATTGGTTGTTTCTCTTCGATTTGTTTCTCCCAAGTAGGGATTACTGATCCGGTACTAGACAAGACGTTCCCCATTCGAGCAAGCGTGAACTTGTATTTCTTGGCTAATGCTTCACCGATTGCTTTGGTGTAGCCGTAAACGCCGATCGGTTCCACTGCTTTATCTGTTGATATGAACAGAACTGGTATAGCATACTTCTTGGCCTCCTTGAACATCTTGGAGGTCTTTAGAACGTTGTTTAACACGAAAGCATCAATATCCTCCTCACCGTAGTTGACGTGCTTGTAAGCGGCACAGTGAACGATTACATCAGGGTTGTAGTTATCCAAGTCAACCTTTGAGAAGTCATCTAATACGATCGACACTTCAGGTAAATCATTTTTCAATTGCGCCAACGCCCATTCATGGTTATCTACAGCGATTACTTCTATCTTTTTACTTACTAAAAGACGCGCGAACGCCTTACCTACTGTCCCTCCTGCTCCTGTGACTACAACTCTATTTGGATGTTTCATATTTCCATTTCTCCTTATTATTTATAAACTGGTATTCTTACTCCACCGAACCCGTCCTGATACCCCACTAACTGTGGCTCTCTTTCACTTGCTCCGTAACTATCGGGAATGAACTCAGCCATCTTCAATGCAATTGCCATAGACATAACGTGGTCATCATGGGCGTGTTGCTCTGCCTGCGCCTTCCAGCTACTTGAGGTTTGAACCACTATAAAACTGAACAACTCATTAATCGTTTCTTTGTCGTAGATTCCACCTAAATGGTTATCGACAAACTCCTTCAGGTTAGATAACATCTCTGGTCTAGTAGCAGAGTTGGTATCCCAACCCAACTTCTTTGGTTGTACCTGATCGCTGTTTTGAGAGCCGTATGAAGGCATCTTAAAAATTTCAAACTTATTCTCCCTGTTAAGAGTGGCCAACCGCTCCAACTCAAAGACCCCACCGAAGTTACGCTCGTAGCCAACAATCGGTCTAACTCCTGTTCTTTCATTAATCAGATTCAATACCGGGTAAAGCTCTTGTGTCATCACTGAAGCAAGCTGTTTTGTCCTATAGACCATCGGAAAGTCAGTCTTTGTCCTCGAATAAAACTGTGCAACCGAGTAGTCTCCCCCACCGGCAGAACAGTCTCCACCAACAATCAAAAGCTCCCCGTGTTCAATTGGCCTGAATTGGTAGAAGTTAGACATAAACCAAGTCACTACTGATCGGTTCTTTGGTCTCATTCAGATACGTCTCTAGTGAATCCGTGTTGAAGTAACAATCACCTGATGTGATAAACGCTTCAATTGGTGACTCGGGGTACTCTTGCCTATACAGCCTTCCTAATTCTTTTTCCTTCTGGGCGAGAAATAAATTATCGTAGAAAGCCGACGCTCTGTAGAATAGTGGCGCGAAGCCTGTTTCGTCTCGCTCAGAGCGTGTCCAGAACTCTTTGAAGTCATTAAACCCGTTAGCTGTAGTTTCAATTACCACATTCCCTTCGGGGACGACTGCTTGTAATGCCCCGGCTAGTAGCTTCTCGAAATTAGGATAAAAAGCAGCCTCAGACAGATGTAGATTAGTAATAGTTTTAGAACGACCAAATTGTTGATCTTGTGCGGTTCCAATTATGTATCGACTACTTGTAGCTTCGTTGAATAACTCGTACTTGGAGTTGTATTTAAGAGGTATTTTGATTCCATTTTTTTCTTCATATGATCTTAAGTACTGCTTAACTCTTGAGAGGAGATCAGAAGCGTTGTCCTTAGAATCTGCCACCACAACGGACAGGGAGTTTTTCTTTAAGATGAAGTCTTTTGCGTAACGAGCGAGTATCAGACTCGAGAACCCCTGTTGTCGCGCTTTAAGCACAATATCTCTCAAAGTCGTGTCCAAATTCAAATACGTTTTTTGTATATTGTTAAGCGCAAACGCAACCTCCTCTCCTCGCTTATTAACGATCGAGAAATTATC